ATCCCGCCTATGATGTAACTGTAAACATGCAATCACAAACGGCTTAGAGGTAAAACATGGCAACATACATTGTTACAAGCGACAGGCTTGCAGGGTTTAAACGCGGCGATCAGCTTGATGCCAAAGATATTGATGGCGACATTGAGCACCTAATTGAAGCCGGGCACATATCCCCACAAGGCTCAAAAAAATCTGCTAAAACTAAAGACACAGACACAGAAAAGGAATAACCCAAAATGGCGACAACCGTTTATCTCTCGAACCCGGCACTCACGATTAATGCCATAGATCTCACAGATCAGGCAACAAGTGCAACATTGACATTTGCTTATGATCAACTTGAAACAACCGCATTTGGGCAAACCGCTCGAGTGTTTGGTGGCTCGGCAGTAACATCGCTGCAAAACAACACATTTGAAGTTGAGCTGTTTCAAAGCTATGCAGCAAGCGAAACCGAAGCCAGCATTTATAGCTTGGTTGGTATTCAAACAACTATCACGGTTTCACCAACTGCAACTGGACTTGTAACCCCAAGTGCAACCGCGCCAAAATACACTTTGACAGGCGCTTATCTTTCAAGCCACACGCCAATCAATGCCAGTTTGGGCGAGCTAAGCACAATCACGCTTACTTTCACAGGCGGCACACTTACTAAAGCCACTTCATGATCTCGCGGCTTAAGCCGCTGAGAAATACAAACGCAAGACCGCGAGAGCGAAGCCTTGCCCGAGAAAGGATACAAAATGCAATTAACGCTTAAAGCCGTATTTACTGACGGCACAACGCAAACCATTGAAACCAATTTGGCAACTGTGGTTGCATGGGAAAGAAAATATCGCCGCAAAGCATCCGAAATGGCATCCGGCATTGGTGTCGAGGATCTTGCTTTTATGTGTTACACAGCATCACAAAAAGCGGGCGTAACTGTGCCAGCCACACTTGATCTTTACATTGACAAGCTGCGAAATATTGAGGTGGTAGATCAAAACATCCCAAAAGTAGGCGAGGAAGTTTAAGATATGCGCTTGCCGAAATTTTGGTTGCTACAGGGTTTTGGGGTGCTGAAACATTTGAAATTGATGATGTAAACACCGTGATTGAAATTCTTAACAGACAAAGCCGAGCAAAATAATGGCTTACACAGCGCGCATAGAGGTGCATGGCATCAAAGAAGCATTGGCTGAGCTGAACAGCTTTGACCCAAAATACCGCAGGCAGGTAACTAAAGACATTGCTAACGCTGGGCAAAAGATTATTGTGAGCGCTCGAGACATGATTAAAAACTTTGATAACAGCGAAGGCAATGGTGCGCCGCTATCGGGCATGTATAAATCAAAGCTTGTAAAAGGGCGTGATGTTTATTGGGATAACAACACTGTGCGCGCAGGTTTCAAAGTAAAAGTTGGTGCAGCTGCACAACGGCAAAGAATAGTTACTTTCAAAGATAAGTTTGATCCCGAAACAAACCCGCGTGAAAGCCACAATGTGCTATTTAAAGCAAAGCCTTATCAGTTGATGGTGATCCAACAAAAGGATGCTGCCGGCGCAATCTATGATCATGCAGGCAGGCGCACTAAAGGCATATTTGTAACAAATCTAAATGCTGAAGTTGGTTTAGAGCCACGCGCTATTGATCCAGCTGTGGACATGCACAAAGAAACAGTTGAGCAAGAGGTGCTGGCAATTGTCCAAAAAGTTATGGAAAAAGTAAACAGAAATTTGCAGGTGCGCTATGGCAATTAACATCCCAATCATCTCGAGCCTTGATAGCAAAGGTTTTGAAAAGGCGGCGCTCGAATTTAAGAGCCTTGAAACAAACAGCCAAAAAGCTGGGTTTGTTATGGAAAAAGCTTTTTTGCCGGCTGTGGCTGCGCTTGCAGGGCTCACGGCTGCAGCTGGGTTATCGGTAAAAGCTGCAATTGAGGATGAAGCCGCACAAGCTCAATTGGCTAAAACTTTGCAAAATGTTGTGGGTGCAACTGAAGGACAGATCGCTGCAGTGGAAGCGAGCGTGGCGGCGATGCAAATGGCTACTGGCGTATCGGACAGTGAGCTGCGCCCGGCTTTCGCGAGTTTGACGCGCGGCACAAAAGATTTGCAAGAAGCAAACAAGGCGCTTGCTTTGGCAATGGATATCAGCGCCAGCACTTCTGCCGATTTGCAGAGCGTGAGCGATGCCTTAGCGCTTGCCTACGGGGGCAACACTAAAGCACTAGCCAAACTTAGCCCTGAGCTAAAAGTTGCAATTAAAGAGGGTGCAACGCTAGATCAGGTGATGGGCACACTTACAAAAACTTTTGGTGGCTCAGCTGCAGTTGCAGCCGGCACAGCCGAAGGTCAGTTCAGGCGGCTAGGTGTCGCACTCGATGAAGCCAAAGAAAGCATAGGCAAAGCGTTATTGCCAGCTATTGAAGCAATCTTGCCGTTGCTCGTAACTTTCGGCAACTGGGCAGCCGAGCACACAGGCATCATCACAGCGCTTGGCATTGCCATCGCGTCAGTAGCGGCAGCCATCGTTGCTTACAAGACCGCGCAGGTGCTCGCTAACGCAGTAACAGTTGTGGCTACCGCACTTAATTTTGCTAACGCTGCATCACTTGCAGCTGTTGCTACAGCTGGCACAGCGGGTGTTGCTGCGGCAGGTATCGCGGCAGGTTTGGTTTTGGTTGGCGGCGCAATGCTTGTATTTAAAAACCAAAACAAGGCTGCAGCCGTAGCAACCACAGAGCTGGGCACATCAGCAAAAAGCACAGCTCAAGACATGGGCAGGCTTGGTTTCACTCTTGATTATATTCGCGGCACAAAAATCGCTGAATACATGGCAGAAACAGAAAAAGAAACAAAAAAAGTTGCAACCGGCACAGGTAGCGCAGCCGATAAAGCCAAAGAGCTTGCAGAAAAAACAACTGAAGCCGCCAAAGCATTGCGCGAATATATGGGTGCGGCACTCGATGACGCTAAAAGCAAACTGGACAAAGCACAAAGCGCCTTTGATAGTTTCAGCGGATCAGTTGCACAAGTCATCACAGATGCACTCAATTTTGGTAAAGCATTTGAGGAAAGCGGCGAGGATGCCGGCACAACCTTTTTTGATGCACTACAAAAACAGGCAGACAAAACAAAAGAATTTGGAAACCTTGTCGAGCAATTGCTTGCTGCGGGTTTATCTCAAGATGCGTTGCAACAGGTTATTGATGCCGGCATTGATAGCGGCTCAGCTATCGCCAAAGAGCTTTTAGCGTCATCAGAAAATGTTTTGCGGGCAAATACCCTCGTTGAGCAAACACAAGCCATTGCCCAGCGCATAGGTGAGCTTTCAGCACAAAAGTTTTATGGCGCGGGCGTATCAAATGCTAAAGCATATTTGCGTGGGGTCGAGGAAGCGTTAGCGGCAGCGGAAAGCCGTTTATCGCGCAAAGGTATTAATTTTGCGGATGTTAAAGGCATCAGCACAAGCTTCACTGAAGCCATCAGCGCGCCAAGTGTGTCGCCCGTAGTGATGCCAAACATCGCTGAGCTTGATGCTCGGCGCAATGGCGGTGCTGTAACTATTAATGTGAATAGCCAGCTGGCAACAAAATCTGAAGTAGGGCAAGCGGTAACTGATGCGCTGCGCGCCTACAATCGCACAGCTGGACCGGCACAGTTTGAGATCGCATAATGTCAGGCGTTGCAGTAGTTGGCTCAGGTAATTATGAACTGTTTATTGATACCGGTTTTGTGCAAGATGCTTTTGTTTTAGATGATGCAACGGAAGGTGTTTTAGATAACACAACCTATGTTCTTGATGGCACAACAAACTTTACTGGGGTGCTTGATGGTTGCACAAATGTTTCAGTAAGGCGCGGCAGACAAGATCAAGGCGATCAGTTTTCGCCCGGCACAATGAGTTTTACAATGCTTGACACCACAGGCATTTTTAATCCGTTTGATGAAACTTCGCCATATTGGGATGAGACAACACAGCAACCGGGTTTAGCACCATTGCGGCGCGTAAAGTTGCAACGCTACGATGCCACGAACACAGCACAAGACATTTTTAACGGCTACATCATTAATTATGATTACAATTTTGCGCTAGGCGGTTTGGACACAGTAACAGTTTTTTGTGCTGACCAGTTTTATTTGTTGGCGCAAACCGTTATGGATGAATTTAATGTTAGCGAGGAATTATCCAGCACCCGGCTTGAAGCTGTGCTAGATCTACCTGAGGTAGCTTTTCCAGTAACTCAACGGGATATTCAAACCGGCACGGTTACTCTTGGCGGTGCAGCTGCGTTTACAGTGCCGCAGGGCACAAATGTTTCACAATACTGTTCACAAATAAATCAAGCCGAGCAAGGCAGGCTGTTTATGACACGCTCAGGTGATCTGCGTTTTGAGCCGAGAATAGGCAACACGCTTAGCGGATCAGTTGCAGATTTTCACGATGATGGCACAAATTTTAAATTTAACGGGGTGGGCATAAGTTTTGAAGCTGATCAAGTGGTCAATCGAGCAACAGTAACTATTGCCGGTAGTAACAGTCCGCAAACCGCAGATGACGCAGCAAGCCAAGCAACCTATTTTGTGCAAGCGGTAAACATCAGCGAAAGTCTTTTGCATAACGATGCCGCAGCATTGGCACTTGCAGAATACTTGTTAGTGCCCCAGCCTGAGCCGCGTTATACAAGCGTTGAAACCCAATTTAACATGCTCACAACCGCCCAAAAAGATGTGCTGGCAACAATAGAAATTGGTAACACAATCACCATTGAAAAAACTATTGGTGCAACCGAACTTGCCCAAGAGCTAGCAATTGAAGGCATTGAGCATTATTTGAGCTTTGATGCTGGGCACTCGATCACGCTGTTTACAAGCCCAACCACAGTGGTTTATGAGCTTATTTTGGATGACGCTATTTACGGCATCATTGATGCGCTTAATGTTTTAGGATAATGTAAAGGATACTTATGGCAATTCAAGATTTCACAGCTGGGCAAGTTTTAACTGCCGCACAAATGGACAGTTTGCAGGCTAATGATTACAACTGGACTGTAAGCACCAAGACCGCTAGTTACACACTTGTTGCAGCCGATAAAGGCACTCGAGTTGTGATGAACAGCGCAAGCGCAACAACGATCACGGTGAACACAAGTTTGTTTAGTGCTGGCGACACTTTGTTTATTCAAAACATTGGTGCTGGTACTTGCACAATTACGGCAGGTACAGCAACGGTTACTACAGCAAGCAGTTTGGCATTGGCGCAATGGGGGGGCGGCACGCTTTACTTTACAAGTGCTGGCGCTGCTATTTTTTTTAGCGGTGGTGGCGCTACTTACGGGACAGCAACAGGTGGTTCATCGTCAAGCATTACGGTTGGCGGCATAAATTACACGTTGTTAACGTTTACAAGCACAGGTACTTTGACGGTAACTAAAGCAGGTTTGTTTGATGTTTGGTTAGGTGCAGGCGGTGGGTCAGGGGGCGCGTCAACTGGTAACAGATCAGGTGGTGGCGGTGCTGGTGGCGTTATGCAAACAACCGTTTATCTGTCAACAAACACGACTGTAACGATCGGTGCTGGCGGTGCTGGCGGTGCTGGCACTATGAGTTCAGGTTCTTTTTCATCTTTAGACAATGTCGCATTTTCTGTTTGTGTTGCAGGTGGCGGTCATGGTGCTGGTCTTTTAAGTGCAATCGGCAACTATGTTCCTGCAAAACCAGGTGGGTCAGGTGGTGGCGGTAATAATGACGCTGCAAACCAATCGAATACGGCGTTGCCTTCAATAGCGCCTAGTGTGCAAGGTTTCGCAGGTGGCAACAGCGCCGCAGCTATTGGGTCGGGTGGTGGCGGTGGCGGTGCGACGGCGGTTGGTGTTGCAGCGAGTGGCACAGTTGGCGGTAATGGTGGTGCTGGTTACGATGTGAGCGCGTTTATTGGTGGTACTGCGCTGTATAAGGCAGGCGGTGGCGGCGGGTCTGGTACTACTGGTGGCGTAGGCGGTTCATCTGTTGGTGGTACTAAAGAAGGTGGTTCAGCGGCAGCGAACACGGCTTCGGGTGGTGCAGGTACAAATACAGGTGGTGGCGGTTCAGGCGGTAGCGGAATTGTTTATGTCAGGTTTAAGGTTTAACGATGGCACATTTTGCAAAAATAGAAAACGGAATAGTAACGCAAGTTATCGTTGTATCGAATGACGATTGCGGCGGCGGCGAATTTCCCGAAAGCGAACCAATAGGGCAAGCGTTTATAGCGTCATTAGGTATTACAGGCAAATGGTTACAAACTAGTTATCACGAAAATTTTCGTGGAAACTACGCAGGCATTGAAATGTTATATGACGCAAATTTAGATGAATTTGTGCCACCACCACCAATCGAGCAGTAATGTGCGCTACTGGTTACTTACGATCGCATTGTGCACTAGTTGCGCGACAAGTAAAACAAACACAACAGGCGGCGTTAAAGTCCGCAATTTATCAGTAAACGAGGTTTGCCAATATGGGTCGCCTGACCGGTGCGAAATTAGAAAATGATCAATTGCATGCCCGGCTGATTGTCAGCGTGGGCATATTGATGGCAATCACATTTGTTTTAATGGTTGTGGGTTTGTTGTTTGGTTTGTTGTTTGTTTCTATGCCTGAGGAATTGTCGCCGCTCGATAGCAAAATAGTTGATCTATTAAGCACTATTTCGGTGTTTTTAACGGGTGCGCTATCAGGTTTGGTTTCGGCTAACGGGATTAAAAACCGCGACAAAAACAACAATGGCATAGCTGACGATCTAGAAACCGTTCAATTATGAAACCCTACATTGTTGCAAATCAACCAGTTGTGAAAGCGCCGTTGCCCGGCATGGATGAGTGGATCAGGCAGGCAGTTAAATATGCGGATGGCTGTTTATGGAATAACGGCAGCTGGGTAGTTAGAAATATGAAAACCAAAGGAAAAGAGCATTTAGTTTCTAATCACTCTCGAGGTTTGGCGGTTGATCTTTCTTACCGTTGGCAGATTAAACAAGGGCGCGGTAAGCCTGATGGTGAAAAACTTGCACAAGTGTTTTTGAACAAGGTTTTGCAACACGCTGAGGTTTTAGGTGTGCAACTTGTGATTGATTACAATCGCAATCGCAGCTGGAAAGTTGATCGAGGCACTTGGAAAGCTGGCAATTTTGAGCCGGGTGATTGGCTGCATTTTGAAGCAGATCCGGATCTAATCAAGGATGTGAAAGCTGTGAAAAGCGCTTGGGATAAGGTTTTTAGCGTAATCCCGCAAACACTCTAAAACCTTTACTAAACTTGGATCACCATCCGAGAAAGGTTAGGTGCTTATGCCCTTGTTAACTAAAACCGCTATAGCTATTTTCGCTAGTCTTACTTCGCTTTTTATTTTGAGCAAGCCACCCGCGCCCACAGCTGAGGATTTACAGCCACGCTATGCAAGCGTTTATGTGGGCTATGAAGCGCCTGTAGTGCCAACTACCCAAGCGCCCACAACTACGCTCAAAACGGCTCTAAAAGGCTGTGATGCCGTATTTGCGATGGCTCAGCAAGTTGGTTGGGATGCAGATCAGCTTGGCACACTAATTGCGGTTGCCCAGCGTGAAAGTCGCTGCCAAACTGACGCTTTCAACCCGGCTGATACCTACGGGCAATCTTATGGCGTGATGCAGATCAATGATTTTTGGTGCAAACCATCACGCTATTTCAAACAAGGCTATTTGCAAGCCTATGGTTTGCTCGATACATGCCAAGATTTGTTTGATTTAGAAACAAACATGCGGGCAGCATTAAACATTTACCGTTATTCAAACGGGTGGCGGGCATGGGGCGGCAAATGAGGCACTTCATTGTTGCACTTGTCTTACTGTCATACACGCTTGTGGTAGGTTTTTTAAACAATCATTAACTAGAGAAAGGGTTAATAATGTCCGAGAAATTTAATGTTGAAGTAATTAACCAACTGTGTGTGGTTGTGCGGCAGCGTTACGGTGAAAACGCAGTTGAAGCGCTTGTTGGTGCTTTATCAAGTGTTTGCAGTTTCAAGCAACTTGAAACGCTTTTGGATAGGTGGTCTGAAAATGTCTGATGAGCTTTACCACGACCCGCAGCTGAAAGCATTGGTGCAAGTGATGCAAGACATTACAAGCAACAAAGTGCCGTTTTATGAGCCGCATGAACTTGCAGCTCGAAGCACACTTAGAGCTTTGCAACATGAAATTGATGATCGAAATGTTTTAGATGATGGCGAGCTGATTGATGTGCTTAATCAAGCGCGCATTGAAATTAAATATTTGTGCAGCATTATCACAGATTTGAAAAAGAGCGTTGGTGAGCGTGAAAGTGAAATTGCTCGCCTTGAAAGATTGGCTGTGCAATGATCGTTAAGTTTGATCAAGATGATGTTGAATTTGTGCGCGCATGGGCGCAGGCTTGCAACGCTAAAAAAACTCAAGATAAAAAAATTGATGCAACGCAAACAGATGAATTTGTGTCATGCATGGGCAAGTTTGGCGAGATCGCAGCCGGGCGCGCTTTGGGCACTTTTCCTAATTTTGATATAACAATAGGCGGCGATGGCGGCAACGATCTTGAAGCTTGGGGTTTAACATGGCAAATCAAAACATCGAGCATTAGAAAACTTATATTTAATAGCCTTGATGAATTTTTAAGTGATGCAGCCATCCTTGTGCATCTAATATCAGGTAAAGAAAAAATGTTTGAGCTACCGCATTTTCATGTGCTTGGCGGTATCAGCAAAACAAGGTTTGAAAAACAGCACTACAAACATGATTTTGGTTACGGGATGCGCGCAGTTTGTGATTTGGATCATTTAACAGCGCTCGAGACAATTAAAACGGCTTGTGGGGTGTCAGCATGAGCGGTTTCAAGCTTGGCGATTATGTTGATGTGCCAACTCGGTTGGCAATGGCGCTAAAAAAATATCCTGATCTACGCATTGCGGAAAGCCGCCCACAAATAGTTGAGGTTGATGCTCAAAAATATGTTGAGATTAGTTGCACAGTTTGGCGGGATGCAAACGATCTTGTGCCGGTTGTGGCTTATTGCTGGGAACAAATACCGGGCAAAACACCATACACACGCGGCAGCGAAATGATGAACGCAAGCACAAGCTGTTTGGGTAGGGCGCTTGGCTTTCTTGGGCTCGGTATCGGTAAAAGTATTGCTTCGCGTGATGAGGTTGAAACCGCTCAAGCTCGACAAGCACCCACCCAGCTCGCAGCCGTTGTGCCTATGCGTAACGATGTTGAAGTGCCTTTTCCGGATGAGCCGCAACGCGATTATGCAACACCAAAACAGCTGGGCATGATGCGCGCATTAGCTAACGGTCAAGGCTTGAAAGGTGATGATCTTAAAAGTTTCTGCAGTGCTACTGTGGGGCGCGAAATAAACACAACCGGCGATCTACTGAAGCATGATGTGAGCAAAGTGATTGACGCGTTAAAAGCTTTAGATAACAAATAAAACTTAATAACGGGCATGGCTTGCATCAGTGCAATGATGTGTGCGACACGCGGAAAGCGCGGGTAGATGATCTATGTGGCGACACATGATCAAGCAAAAACGATATAAGAGTAGGGTGCTGCGCGAGGCAAAGCAGCGGGGGGCTTAGCGCACTAGGTTTAATCACACACAAAAACAAATAACATACCGATAACAAACAACAAACATAAGCTCGAGCACATGACATACCAACACAAACTAGGACAAGGCGCAAAGCGCCGCGTCAGCACAAGCGAAGCGCGTGAGCCATGAGCAACAAACGACAAACACACAAACACAAACTCGCACAACAAACCCGCTCAGCTGCAGAATATAAACACAACCGCAAACTAATCTTGCAAGACAAACCAAATTGCTATTGGTGCAACCAACGCACAGCCACGACCGCAGACCATTTGATTGAAGTTGATCGCTGGGATCACACACAACCCGGCATCAACTCGCTCGACAATCTTGTGCCCGCCTGTAAACAATGTAATTCAAGTCGCGGCGCACGATACGGCAACCTAAAAAAACTAAACATATATGAACCCGCGCCCAGCGTAAACATCAACGCACAAAAAAAATATGCAACACAACGCATTTTTATACAAAACACAGATGAC